CCGGGAAGTCATAACCCCGTCGAACCATCCTACCAGAATCGCGTTCATATTGCTTAAAAGCATCATTTACGCGAAGAACCACCTGAGCAAAGTCAGTGAGGTCATTGATAAGTGGCTTCCAACCGAACTCAACGTTCAAGTACTCATGACCAAGCGCCTGTCGGCGTTGTTGGCCCGTGAGTGACTTGAGCGATCGGAGAGTGGCGCCGATAGCCTTTGGAAGGCCTTCGTGCACTAACTCGCCGATGGTGACGGCTAGATCGACGGAGGGGTTCGAAGGTGAACACCTGGAAATAGCAGTAGTTCCCAACTCGTTCAAATCGTCTTCCGACGAATAGGACCAAGTGGGAAACTGCATATAACCAGGGAACATAGGCATGATCGGACCGTCGTATGAAACGGCGATCCGTCTGCTTCCTCCGGGATATATATCATCCGGACGATCCCACGTCTCCCCGTAGAGGTGAGCGGGACTCGAGCTCGAAAGCTCGACCCACCACTTCTGCGTGAAGAAGGGACCACCTAGATCCCCATGGAACTTGCCCTTACGGTGCTTGTTCCAAGAATCATGACTTTCTGAGTCAGTATTCTGACCCCCCATGAGGTAGGACTTGCCGATCCAAGATGGGTCACTATTAGTGACTGTCTTGTAATCGACCCAAGGTCTCCAAAGGTCCATATAACTATAGACCATACGAGACGATGAAGGAAACTCACACGGAATCTTCCGTGTGCGCGTTCCCATAGTATACCTCCTCACGGGCCGGAAAGCTGATACGGTCCCCGGGTGTTAATTCACCCGGAACCAATCCAACACGTGGTTGGTACCACTGCTAAATGCAGAGGTGCGGACGCCTATCGGCACCGCACACAGGGCACTTAGTAGGGTCACTGAGGTTGTTAATCACAGTGATCCTGACTACAGCCCCGGAGGGGCGATCGTGATTTACCATCACGAACTCCTTTCCGGCACTAAGCCAGTAGAACCAACCCCACATAGGATTGGGATGTATTGCACTGCGCCCTGGGCCCC